GACCTCAAGCGAGCCATCGAGGCTTACTACAAGCATCCGGTCAAGACGGTCAAGGAGAGATTCGGAGACCTGCACAAGGCCCAACTAATCCCGTATGCCTACCTCGCGCAGCGCATGGCCAATGTCGCCAGCTTCCGTCACGACAGACTCGGTGCGACCAACGCGCTCAAGCGGGCGCTCCAGACCTTCATTGATTCTGGCATGCTGGTCGAAGTCGCTAGACCGCAACTGCTCGAGAAGTATAAATTCTCCGGAGTGGCATACGGTATTAGTTCCAGATGGAGTAGTTAGCTTTTTAGGTTAGCCCGGGGTTTTAGCCCCCCAGTTTGCGGGCTAACCTATTGAAGTCATTATGTTTAAGGGTGAGTTTTAGGGCGTTTTACTTTTTAGGGGGTGGCCCTAAGTGGAAAGGGGAGAATGAGTAGCATAAATAATAAATAGGGCTATACCCTAAAACCCATAAAACCCTAAAAAATAAAGGATACTATATTGAAGTCATTAGGGATTTTCTTTTTATGATTCATTTAACCCCGTAAAAAGGGATAGGATCTATAAGTAAGGTGAAGACTTATACTATAGATAGGATGCTATGGCTATTGAAAGGAGAAGCAGATGATCTATCTAAGTCAAGTAGCCTACCCTGGGCACCGTCCAGCAACAAAGGCAGCCGTGGCAGCTTGGATGCTGGACTCATGTAAACCTGGGATGAATAGTTTCCCCTGGGTGTTCGACGACGTCCGCACTCAGAAGAAAATAGACCTTGTCTCTTTCCGGGCAACCGTCTATGGCCTGGCCGGAAAGAGAAAGATATCCGTTCGCTCGGACAAGGCCAAAGAAGCAATCATTATCTTTCTAGAGGAGTAAGCATGTCAGGTGGATTTAGTCGCGAGAAGGGCAAACGCGCAGAGCGAGAAGTAGTCAAGCTCTTGCAGCCTGTGGTAATCAAGGTCTATTCGACGGCCGGGAGAGAGATACCGGTGCTGGAGAGGAACCTCATGCAGAGCCACCGCGGAGGCCATGACATTGTCGGATTAGAATGGATGGCACTCGAGGTGAAACACCATGAGCAACTAGCAATCAAGTCTTGGTGGGAACAAACCAAGAGTCAAGCCGGAACTACTCGCGAGCCGGTCTTGATATACAAGTCGAACCGGGTGGCCTGGAGGGTTGTCATGTTCGGATACCTGCCGGCTGGTGGGAAGCGTGTGCGTTGCCCAGTCGATATTTCCCTGGAGGCTTTCCTCGCTTGGTTCGAGTCGCGTCTCCGTCATGAGCTGGAGGCAGCATGAAGATCAGCCCTGTGGTTATCAAGAGTTCTCCGGATGGCAACGTCGAGGCGATACGCCAGGCGCTGCTGGAGCCAGATTCGTAGCGATAATAGGGTGATTTTGTAAATTCATACCTGAATAGACGATTTTTCTTACCCAAACGGAAAGACGAGTCGCTTAGCACAGTTAAATGCTGGTGCAAAAAAACCACGCAATACACGCCTTGACATGGTGTACAAGAACACGCAGAATATATCGAATATACATCGACAAAGGAAAGCAAAAATGACTGTTACGGTAGAGCAAACGAAAGCCATGATTGGGCGCGAGTTGGCGCAGAGCGAAGCCCAAGAGCTTGTTCAAGCCCATTTGAAAGCTCTTGAGAGAATTCGCCGACTTGAACTCTGTGCGGTGAAGTATTTGGGATGGCTGGATGTAACGGGCGACATGATGGAGGCGCTAGAACAAGACCTTCAAAATTCTCAGATGGTTGATGATAACGATACCAATTGAAAGGAAAACAGTCGTGAGCGCTCAAAGCCGCATTGACAGCGAAAGCCATCTCCTGCCGTGCCCAATGTGCGGAGCAGTGACTCAAGTTGAATTGTGTGGGGTATATCACCCGCAAGGAACTCGCGTCGAATGCCATGCCTGCGGACTTCGAACTCGCCGCTGGGATCGGGTCGATAAGGCAGTTGGCGCGTGGAACATGCGTCGGGCGCCACAATCCCAATAACTAGGAAAGCATTATGTCCACCCCATACTCGCAAGGCTGCTTTGTGGACAGTAACGGCTATGTTCGCGATGTAGCGAATCCTGGCTACGGCATGTCATGCAAAGTCACTGGCAATACTGTGGAGTTGCTAGCACCACCCGACGGTGAGCCTGGTCGCGAAGTGATTGATGAGTGCACCTTCTATGCCTCGCTAGAAGCGCTGGCGCGACGAGATGGCTGAAGCATCTGCGCTGTTCTGGGAAGGGCAGGTAGCTGTCACCGTTCTCGGGTGATCATCAAAGGGTTGCCGAGAGTGTTGCTTTGAGTTAGGTACATGCATTATTCTCAGGCCAATTAGAACTCAGGACCAGCACATGTACCCGACCCCTTCCCCGAAGACTGGGACGCCCAGCGAGAGGACAAAGCACCAGCAGAGCTACATCCTCAAGCGCCGTCGTGATGGCATCAGCTTCCCGACCATCGCTGAAGAGATGGGCATGACCCAGGGCTACATCTACAAGCTGTACAAGAAGGCGCTCAAGGATATCATCGTCGAGGACGTCGAGGCGGTCCGCAAGATGGAGCTCCTGCGCCTGGAGCAGCTCGAGGAAGAAGTGCTCAACGTCCTCCGAGCCTTCCACCCGGTCATCAACTCCGGTGAGGTCGTGCGGGACGTGGTCGAGGACGAGAGTGGCGCTCCGCTGATCAACCCGCAGACCGGCAACCCCGTCACCGTGCGCCTGCAAGACAGCGGCCCGAAGCTGGCGGCTATTGATCGTGCCATCAAGCTCATGGAGCGCCGTGCTCGCTTGCTCGGACTCGACGCGCCGACCAAGATGGCTCCGACGACCCCAGACGGCGACAAGCCTTATGTGGTCACCATTCAGGCATCGCCGCTGGACGAGTCGCTGTGAGCTTCAAGCTAACCGCCAAGCAACAGGAGGCGATGGCCTACGTCGCCGGTGCGGCAACGCACGTGATGCTGTTTGGTGGCTCGCGCTCGGGGAAGACCTTCCTGCATGTGCGGAACATAGTCTTCCGCGCACTCAAGGCACCGCGTAGCCGGCACTGCATCCTGCGCTTTCGGTTCAACCATATCAAGTCATCCATCATCTTCGACACCTTTCCGAAGGTGATGGAGATTGCCTTTCCGGAGGTCAAGTGGAAGCTGAACAAGTCAGACTGGTTCGTCACCATCAACCCAGGGACTGACCAAGAGTCTGAGATCTGGTTCGGCGGCCTTGATGACAAGGAGCGAACAGAGAAGATTCTCGGCAATGAGTACGCCACCATCTATCTGAATGAGTGTTCGCAGATTCCGTGGAACGGCCGCAACATGGTGGTGACCCGTCTAGCGCAACTTGCTATGACATTGGTCAAGGGTCGCGACTCCACTCAGCTCAAACCGCGAATGTTCTATGACTGCAACCCACCGAGCAAGTCGCACTGGACGTACCTCGTCTTTGTCAAGAAGGTTGATCCCGAGACCAAGATGCCTTTGCCGAAGCCTGAGGACTTCGCGTCCTTCCAGATGAACCCGCAAGACAATGCGGAGAATCTCTCCGACGGCTATCTCGACACTCTGCATGGGCTGAGTGCTAGACTGCGCCGGCGCTTCTTGGATGGCGACTTCGCGGACGCTAACCCGAACGCTCTATTCACCGATGAAGTCGTGGACAAGTGGCGTCACGTTGGTGGAGAGCTTCCAGACATGGTGCGCATTGGCATCGGCGTTGACCCATCGGGCAGCGGTGATACCGATAACGCCGACAACGATGAGATCGGGATCGTGGTAGCTGGCCTGGGTGTTGATGGCAACTGTTACGTGCTCGAGGACTGTACCGTCAAGGCAGGCCCGGCTACCTGGGGCAAGGTGGCCACCAGCGCGTTCGACCGCCACGAGGCTGACATCATTGTTGGCGAGACGAACTACGGCGGCGCCATGGTGCAGCATGTGATCCTTACCGCTCGACCAAGGACCCCGTTTCTCAAGGTCACCGCCTCTCGCGGCAAGGCTGTCCGCGCTGAACCCATCTCTGCTCTCTACGAAGACGGCAAGGTGAGGCACGTCGGGGTCTTTCGGGAGCTAGAGGACGAGCTAGTCGCTTTCTCGACTGTAGGGTACCTGGGCGAACGAAGCCCGAACAGAGCAGACGCCCTGATCTGGGTACTGACCGCGCTATTTCCGGGCATCCTGAAGAAGGAAACAAGGCAGCCTGTGGTCAACAGCTTGCCAACGATGAACTATTTCAATAGGAGTTAAACATGGCCCGTAAGAGCAAAGAGCAACAGCTAGCAGACATTCATGCCGATGCGCTGGCCGAGTTTGATAAGATCCAGTCCGCCCTCCGAGACGAGCGCCTTCAGTGCTTGCAAGACCGCCGTTTCTATTCGATTGCCGGTGCCCAGTGGGAAGGTCCACTCGGCCAGCAGTTCGAAAACAAGCCGAAATTCGAGGTCAACAAGATCCACCTGTCCGTCATTCGGATTATCAACGAGTACCGCAACAACCGCATCACCGTTGACTTCATCCCGAAAGAGGGTGCAGCGAATGACAAGCTAGCCGACACCTGCAACGGCCTGTACCGCGCCGACGAGCAAGACAGTTGCGCACAGGAAGCCTACGACAACGCCTTCGAAGAAGCAGTCGGCGGTGGCTTCGGTGCTTGGCGCCTGCGCGCTGAGTACGAGGATGAAGAAGACCCAGAAGATGAGCGCCAGCGCGTCCGCATTGAACCGATCTTCGATGCCGACAGCTCCGTGTTCTTCGACTTGAATGCCAAACGGCAAGACAAGTCCGATGCCAAGCGTTGCTTTGTGCTGACCTCCATGACTCGCGAGGCATACAAAGACGAGTATGGCGACGACCCGGCATCCTGGCCGAAGACCGTACACCAGCATGAATTCGATTGGCTGACCCCGGACGTAGTCTATGTCGCCGAATACTACCGGATCGAGGAGCGCGGAGAGACTATTCACATCTGGCAGACCTTGGACGGTGAGGAGGAGCGCTACTCCGATGCCGACTTCGAAGCAGATGACGGACTCGAGGAGAAGCTATTTGCCATCGGGTCCAAGAAGATTCGCGAGAAGAGGATCAAAGCAAAGAAAGTCCACAAGTACCTGCTGTCCGGCGCGAAGATTCTCGAGGACTGCGGCTACATCGCCGGCAAATGCATTCCAATCGTCCCGATGTACGGCAAGCGCTGGTTCATTGACAACGTTGAGCGCTGCATGGGGCACGTTCGGTTGGCGAAGGATGCGCAACGCTTGAAGAACATGCAGCTGTCCAAGCTGGGAGAGATCAGCGCACTGTCCAGTATCGAGAAGCCCATCCTGGCGCCGGAGCAAATCGCTGGTCACCAGGTCATGTGGGCAGAGGACAACATCAAGAACTACCCGTACCTGTTGATCAATCCGATCACCGACATGAACGGGCAGACAGTGGTTGGCGGTCCGGTGGCGTACACCAAGCCTCCGCAGATTCCTCCGGCTATGGCAGCGTTGTTGCAGATCACCGAACAGGACATGCAAGACTTGCTTGGCAATCAGCAAGCCGGTGAGGAGCTGCAACCGAACATCTCTGGCAAAGCCGTCGAGCTGATTCAGAACCGGTTGGACATGCAGACCTTCATCTACATGAGCAACATGAGCACCGCTATCAAGCGCAGCGGAGAGATCTGGCTGAGCATGGCGAAGGACGTGTTCGTCGAGTCTGGGCGCAAGATGAAGTCTGTCGGCAAACAAGGGGAGATCCAATCCGTCGAGCTCTTGAAGCCGCTGGTGAATCAGGAGACCGGCGAGATCGAGACTGAGAATGACCTGGCGGACGCTCGCTTCGACGTGGCGGTAGAGGTCGGCCCGTCCTCCAGCAGCAAGCGCGCAGCCACCGTCCGCGCTCTGACCGGAATGGCAGCAATCACGGATGATCCGGAGACCAAGCAGGTACTTGGTGCGATGGCCATGCTGAACATGGAAGGCGAAGGGATCAGCGATGTCCGTGACTACTTCCGCGGGAAGCTCCTCCGCACGGGAGTGGTGAAACCGACTGAGGAAGAAGCCCAGCAGCTGGCAGCAGCCGCACAGCGTGCCCAGCTAAGCCCGAATGACCTCTACCTGCAATCGGCAGCTGAAGCGGAGCAAGCTCGCGCGGTCAAGGCACGTGCCGACACCGTGCTCACGGTCGCCAAGGCAGACGAGACCCGTGCTAAGACGATGGAGACCCTGTCCAAGGTGGATGCCCAGGAGCAGCAGCAGGCTCTTGAGGTTATTGATCGCTTCGGCGGTCTTGGCCAAGCGTAGGATCAACAAATAGCGGCTTGAGGTATTGCCAAGTGCCTTTGGCGCGTGTACCCTTCGGGCATACGGCATCCACCCGCCGTTCAATGGGTGAGTTTAGTACGGAGTGAGTCAGATGGGTAAAAAGGCAGAAGATGGAGAGCAACTGGATGACGAAGCTGTTGTCCTGAGCGGCGAGGAAACTGGTGACGAGGATACTGCTGGTTTGGGGACCCAGGCTGGTGATGAAGACGAAACCAAAGACCAAAGCGAACAGGATGCTGGTAACGAAAGCGAAGTTGTGGTCACCATCGGGGAGGAACCGCCACCTCCGGAAGAAGAGAAGCAAGCGCCTGAGTGGGTTCGGGAGTTGCGTAAGAATCATCGCGAGCTTGTTCGTGAGAATCGAGAGCTGAAAGAGAAGCTGAACACTGGAAGCGCCGCTGAGACTAAGCCAGCCGCTATCGGTCAGAAGCCCAAACTGGAAGACTTCGACTATGATACGGAGAAGTTCGAGCAGGAACTAGCGAAGTGGTACGACCGGAAACGGGACGCCGACAACGCTACTGCCAAGGCGGAAGAAGCGGCGAAAGCCTCTCAAGCCGCATGGCAGGCCAAGCTGGACGCCTATGCCAAAGCGAAAGCCGAGCTGAAGGTAAAAGACTATGACGACGCTGAGGCTACTGCCCAGGAGTTGTTCAACGTCACCCAGCAAGGCATCGTCCTGCAAGGGGCTGAGAACCCAGCTCTGGTGATCTACGCCCTTGGCAAGAATCCGAAGAAGGCGAAAGAGCTCTCATCCATTACTGACCCCGTAAAGTTTGCCTTTGCGGTAGCGAAACTGGAGACGCAATTGAAAGTGACCAACCGCAAGGCACCGCCGCCGCCCGAGAAGACCGTCCAAGGTTCTGGTTCGACCTCGGGAGCAGTGGATTCCAATCTTGACCGCCTTCGTGCCGAAGCTGAGAAGACGGGCGACTACTCCAAGGTAATCGCCTACAAGAATCAGCAGCGGCTCAAGGCTAAATAAACTCACCTTTTGAGGTAAACACCGTGGCTAACTCCTTTTCCAAAGAAGAACGCATCGCGTTCGAACTCCTGCTCGAGGGCTTCCAAGATGCTCTCGTGCTGTCCCGCAACGTTTCGATCTACAGCACCGATCAGGTGACGATGGAGCGTACGAGCGACACCATCTGGCGTCCGCAGCCGTACATCAGCCAATCGTTCGACGGTCAGGACCAGACCAGCAACTTCAAGGACTACACCCAGCTGTCCGTGCCGGCTCGCATCGGTTACGCCAAGAGCGTTCCGTTCGTGCTGACCGCGAAAGAGCTACGCGACGCCTTGCAAGAACAGCGCCTGGGCCAGTCCGCCAAGCAGAAGCTGGCATCCGACATCAACGTCGCCGTCATGAACGTGGCCGCCCAGCAAGGCACCCTTGTGGTCAAGCGCACCTCTGCCGCCTCCGGCTTCGATGACGTCGCCCAGTGCGAGGCCATCTTCAACGAGCAGGGTGTGATGGATTTCGAGCGCTACCTGGCACTGAGCACCCGCGACTACAACGGCATGGCCTCGAACCTCGCTGGTCGCCAGACCATGCAAGGCAAGCCGGTCACCGCCTATGAGAAGGCCTACGTCGGCACCGTTGCCAGCTTCGAGACCTACAAGCTGGACTACGCAAACCGTCTGGCCGCTGCGGCTGGCGGCGCTGGCCTGACCATCGACACGCGCGACGCCGCGACCAACTACTACATCCCGAAGGCGACCTCCACGGCCACCACGGGTGAAGTGGGCAACGTGGACAACCGCTACCAGACCGTGACTATCTCCAGCACCACCAACGTGGCCGCCGGTGACTGCTTCACGATCGCTGGTGTCAATGCCGTTCACCACATCACCAAGGGTGACACCGGTCAGCTGAAGACCTTCCGCGTGATTTCGGTCGATTCGGCCACCACGATGACGATCAGCCCGCCGATCATCTCCAACCAAGTTGCGAACGATGCCTCCGCAGAGTACCAGAACTGCGTCGTGAACACCAAGGCCGCGAACTCCGCAATCGTCTTCCTGAACACGGTCGCTGCCTACGCGAACCCGTTCTGGCAGAAGGATGCGATCGAGATCCTGCCGGGTCGCTACGCCGTTCCGTCCGATGCTGGCGTCGCCGTGATGCGCGCTTCCACCGATCAGGGCATCGAGCTGGTGTTCCAGAAGTGGTACGACATCAACACCATGAAGACCAAGTATCGTATCGATACCTTGTTCGGGGTGGTGAACAAGCAGCCCGAGATGTCCGGCATCATCCTGTTCAGCCAGACCTAATCTAGGCCACGGGGTCGGGTTCGCCTGACCCCGTCTAGGAGACCTTCATGAGCAAAGATCAATTCCCCGCACTCGTCTTCAAGAATAACGGCCCGCATCAACGCGCTGGCGGCAGCTATGACCACAAGCTCGTCGAAGACCAAGATTCACTTGAAGGTGCCTTGGCTGCCGGCTGGTATGAAAGCCTGCCCGAAGCCATTGCCGCAGAAACGGCCCCCACGAGCGCCACAACGGCCTCCACTGAGCCGACAGCCGCCAAGGTGGCCCCTGCTAAGGGTAGCGCCAAAGTCGCCCCTGCGCAGCCCTGGGCTAAGGGGTAATCCATGAGCTGGACTAAGCGCCAATTCGTGACCCAGGCATTCGAAGAGATCGGGTTGGCAGCCTATATCTTCGACCTGAGTCCTGAGCAGCTTGACTCGGCTCTCCACCGACTGGACACCATGCTGGCAACTTGGAATGCCAAAGGTATCCGCCTCGGCTATCCGCTTCCGAGCAGTCCACAGGATAGTAGCTTGGATGAGCAGACGCTGGTTCCGGACTCGGCCAATGAGGCTATCTATACGAATCTCGCGATTCGGCTTGCACCGAGCTTCGGAAAGACCCCATCTGTGGATACCAAGACTGCGGCAAAATCGTCTTATGACGTGCTCCTCTCCTTGGCGGCCATGCCAACCGAGATGCAGATGCCGAGTATGCTTCCGGTTGGTGCTGGAAACAAGCCCTGGAATATCGATCAACCGTTTGTCAACCGCCCAGTTGACCGGGTCCTGGCCGGAAGAGACGGCCCGCTTGAATTTAACTAAAGGATCGGGAAGTGCCAAACATCAACCAACTGCCGCTGCTCACGCAGGCATCTGCTGGCGACCAGATTCCCGTCTACGCCCCGAACAACGGCGATGTACGACGTCTACCGATCTCGGCACTGCTGGCCTACTTCCAGCAGACGTTCGCCAGCCCCACGTTGGCCACCAACGTCTACACGCCTGGAACCGGATTCAACGTAGCCGTGCCGACTCCGGTGGCAGATCAGCAGTGGATGCTGATTCAGCCTGCCGGTACGCTGGCGCTGGGTACCATCACCTTGCCGCTGAACACCCAGACGCCTGACGGCACCGAAGTGCTGGTGACCACTACGCAGCAGATCACCGGCTTCACGCTGGCGCTGAACGGAGCGACCGCGGCCTACGGCGCGCCCAACGCGCTGTTTGCTTCGGACAGCTTCCGCATGCGCTTCGTTCAGTCCACCAACTCCTGGTATCGAATCGCTTGATGGTGACCTAGATGCAAATCCCGATCCTCAACGGCATCTACACGGACAACGGGCCGGACTTGCGCACGTCATACCCTGTGAATCTGGTCCCTGTCCCGAAAGAATCCGGAATCAGTAATGGGTTCCTCCGCCCTGCTGACGGCATCGTTCAGAACGGTACCGGCCCCGGCATTGACCGCGGAGGCATCAACTGGAACGGCACCTGCTACCGCGTCATGGGCACTAAGCTGGTGACCGTGGCCAGCAACGGCACTGTGAACGTGCTGGGCGACGTTGGCGGCCCGGTCAACACGCTGGTGACATTTGACTACAGCTTCGACCGCCTGGCCATCGCATCCGGTGGGCGGCTGTACTACTGGAACGGCACGCTCACGCAAGTGACCGATCCTGACCTTGGCGTCGTGCTGGACGTGGTCTGGGTGGACGGCTACTTCATGACTACCGATGGCATAAGCCTGGTGGTGACAGAACTGACCGACCCGACCCAGGTCAACCCGCTGAAGTATGGCTCGTCTGAAGTGGACCCGGATCCGGTGGTAGCGTTGCTCAAGCTGCGCAACGAGGTCTATACTCTGAACCGCAACACCATAGAAGTGTTCGACAACATCGGTGGTGATTTCTTCCCGTTCCAGCGCATCGACGGCGCACAGATCACCAAGGGTGTGATCGGTACGTTCGGTTGCTGCGTGTTCGTCGAAGCAATCGCTTTCCTCGGATCAGGACGCAACGAAGCACCGGGCATCTACCTTGGTGCCAACTCCCAGTCTCAGAAGCTAAGCACGCAAGAGGTCGACCAGATTCTGCTGAACTACCCAGAGACGCAGCTGGCCTCCGTCAAGTTGGAGGCCCGCAACGACAAGGCGCACCAGCATCTGTACGTCCATCTTCCAGATCGCACACTGGTCTATGACGCGGCAGCATCTGTCGAGCTCGAAACACCCGTGTGGTTTACGCTGACTTCCTCAGTGGTTGGCTTTAGCCAGTATCGCGCGCGCAACCTGGTCTGGGCTTACGATCAATGGCTAGTCAGTGACCCGCAGTCTAGCAACATCGGATATCTAAAGGACACCGTTGGCGAGCACTGGTCTCAGCAAGTCCGCTGGGAGTTCGGGACACTAGTCGTTTACAACGAAGGCCGCGGCGCTATCTTCAATGAACTGGAGCTGGTTGCCCTGACCGGGCGCGTTGCTCTGGGCAAAGAGCCGAGCATAAGCACAAGCTACTCCGTAGACGGCTCATCCTGGAGTCAAGATCGCTCGATCCGCGTCGGAACCACGGGCAATATGCGGAAGCGTCTTGTTTGGCTACAGCAAGGGCACATGCGCAACTGGCGAATTCAGAGATTCCGCGGGGACAGTGATGCACACCTGTCGTTTGCCCGTCTTGAGGCCCAGATCGAAGGGCTGGCGTACTGATCATGGCGACGAACAAGCTCAACCTCACCCGCGATCAACTCGCAACGTTCCTTAAGAACTTTGAACAGATCAAGCAGTTCGAACAACTTTTCTCGCTGGCAGACTCCATCGCGCCAGATGTGGTGAACGAGGTCAAGACAGAGGCAGGCAACGCACTGGCCACGGCCAACAGCGCACTTGCTCAACTCACGCGCATTGCCAACGCGCTGGAAATGTTGGCCACGGCTCCAGTCATCCAGAACAACAACTCGGTTGTGACGGACTACATCGACCTGCCAGAGATCGGACCCCATGTCAGCCAGGCCAGGCGCGTGCAGTGGAACCGCGACGACGGAACGCTGGACATTGGTTTGTATGGTGGTGTCGTGCTGCAGGCCGGTCAGGAGTTGCACTACTACGCAAAGAACACCAGCGGCAGCACCATTGCCAACGGCACGCCTGTGATGTTCACCGGCACGGTCGGCTCGTCTGGAAAGCTGACATTCGGCCCGGCTATCGCTGACGGATCAGTGCTGGCCGACTACATGATGGGCGTGGCCACGCAGGACATCGCTGACAACGACTTCGGCTACGTGACCAGCTTCGGTCTGGTG